ATGGATGTAATCAGGATTTTAAAGGATGGACGTACAATTTTAAAAATCGTTGGAGACAAAAAGAACCCGGAAGTGAATATTATAGAAACTATTGTTATTAAACCGAAAAGAGAACGTGAAATAGGCGAACAGCATTCAAAGGCAGAGGATTTTTAGTCCCCTGCCTCTTTATTTTTAAATTGCAATCAAATCTCTCCACGTTTTTTCTCCACAGATACCATCTGCTGCCAGGACGCCCTTACGGCTCTCCTGATACTTGGTAAGCGCATGGATTGTATTTGTTCCGGCATCACGGTCAAGTTTCAGTTCTTTTCCGTCTTTGCCTTTAAATCCTCTGGCTTTTAAAATCTCCTGTAAAAGTAACACGGATAAACCAGTGTCTCCTTTGCTTACCATTTTAGGCTCAAACATATAATTACCTCCTGTAATATGATCTCCGGATCCATTATCCGGGCTGATATTGGTTACAATACTGTAGTCCGGGCGGCAGAATTTTGTTCCCGGGAGCTGACTGTTGTAATAAGATTTTTCGCACACGCCTCCACCGTTGGCAACAATTCCGGATGCTCCGCTTGTGTTGCCCTCGATGGTCCAGAATCGGTCTCCAGATACCTTGGTGACAATACCGGTATGTGCAAATGTACCGTTGCGGTAAAAAATAACGATGTCTCCCTTTTTCGGGTTTGCATACCTGGCAAACTTATTTCCCAAGTCCGGACAATACACATAAGGCCAGTGTTTCAGGAGTTTTTTAGCCATTGCCAGACCAAATGCTTTGTGGAAACACCAGGTTATAAAGCCTGCACACCAGGGCTGTGCCTGATATGATGGAGCAATGTCCCTCCAATACTTTGTATAATTTCCGCTGCCTGCATTGGCTGTCTTGCTGTCCAGCTGTCTGTTGGATTTCTTTTCCAGATATCCAATCTCTTCTTCTGCAATTCCAATCACCGTGTTAATCGCTTCTGCTGCTGTCATGCCTGTTCCCTCTACTGCGTAAGTCTGGATCATTTCGATAACCTTTTTCTGACGGGTAGTGTAGTCTCCTACCTGATTGTTGTTGCTCTTGTCTGCCGGATCTGTGCAAAGAGCAGCGTAAATACGTTCGGACGTGTATGGTTTTTGGGTTTTGCCAAGAATCCTCTTCAGTGCCGCCGCTCCACCCTGATGAATGATATTAATACACTCCATCATGGCTGTGTCCGGCATATTCCCGTAGGTTTCGGCAATACTCTCCGCATACTCCGCAATCTGAGTATCCATAAGTTTGTCCTGAGACTTAATCCCAACAGGCGAAGAGATGATCTTAATAATGCACTTTGCTTTGGCAGAGGTTGGAGAAATTGCATGCCTGGACCAGTTTTTATGCAGTAGCTCTCCCTCTATATCCTGTGTATCAAGGTGCTTGAACTGAACTGGATCCGCTCTCTGAATCTCCTGCAAGAGCCGTTTTGCTTCTCCTGCGTACCACTGTCCTGCTCCGATGGTAATTGCCTTTTCGTTTGGCGTGTTGGCTCCGGCACCGATAAAAGCATCGTATCTCTGGTTTCCGTATACCTGTCCGCCCGTTTCGACTGCATACAGAATTTTTCTTAATACCTCAATGTTCTTTTCGATCATAATATTTTCCTCCAATAGAAAAAGAGGACGATTACTCGCCCTCCGAATCCTTATTAATCACTTTATCAGCCACTTCCAAACCTTTTACAAGGACCTGGGGTACATTGAAACCAGCCTCAACAAAATTTTCACATATAGACCTGATTTCGTTTACCAGTAACGATGCCAGTACAAACCATCCCAGAAGTGTTGTAATCTGTAAATCAATATGCAGCACCGCTCCTACCTCAATAAAAACTGCACTTGCCCCAAATGCCACCGCAATCATAAGCCAGTATCCCAGTTTTTTCAGGACGCCTTTCCAACCTACCATAGAATTTTCTTTGTGCATCATGCGGCTTTTCATCCAGCCCGTAAGCCAGTCCGCCACATTAAATCCCAAAAACAGTGCGAAGAGAAGCCAATGCTCCCCGAAAATATATGTAAGTACCGCCACTACAGAACCCACTAAAGCATTATAAGTATCAATCACTTTCATTTTTTCTCCTTTCCCGGCATTGCGCCGGCACAAATTTAAGCAAAATAAAAAGACCTCTACGGTCTATCTCTTACGTGTTTGTACAGCGCAGGTAAGCAGCATTCCAACTGCATTTCCCACGATAAATGCCAATACACACCCCAAAACATCACTTCCTTATCCTTTGATTTCTTTCCAGATTTCTGCTCCAACACCAAATGCTCCCGGCTCCCAGACGTTATTGTCCACCATAGATTCCCATTTCTTCCCGTTGTGAGATACCTTAGAGCCAACCTGATATTTAACAGGTGGAATTCCATTATAAGGTTCCCATGCAGGATATTCTTCCTGTGGTGTTGGTTCTGGTTCTGGAACAACTGTACCTCCACTTTCTACAGTTTCCTTAATTTTCTGTACTGTAGCACTTAAAGCAGTTACTGTTTCTTCCAGAGTAATCTGTTTCTTAGAGATTTCTTCAATCTGCTTCTGCAATGGGGCGTTGGACTGGCTTGGGTCTGCGTTAGTCTGAGCGAGTGTTACGAGTTCTTTTCTCTGTTCCTCCGTGATGTCTCCCTGTACCCAAAGAGTATCAATCTTTTTGAGCATATCATCGAGGGAGTACCTCTTTGATTCAATTACATTCTTAAAAATTTCGTACATATTTTATCTCCTTATAGTAATGCGATTTGTGTGTTTACAATTTTTGCGTTTAATTCTTCGAATTTCTTGTTGATGTAGTTTTTCGTATCTGCCACGTAACTAACTTTCATTCCAGCGTTTTCGTCATTCATAATTACCGTTGTGGGGTAGTTTGTGTGTAATGCTTTGTATGCTTGGATTTCTTCTGACGATAAATCTCTTTCTGTTGGGGTCTCAAGTTGCCCAATAATTTTAATTGGAGCTTTTGAGTTAAACAATTCATTCAGTTCTTCAACCTTTATTTCACTTCCGTGGTGATAATAAAAGTACTTATCAAACGCCGCAAAACCTCCACTTTCATTCGCCCAAGCAGAATACCTTGCGAAATTTGCCATCGAAGCGAATGTGGCTCCTTTTAATTTGTAAGCACCAAGTGTGTTATTCTGAAATTTTCCACTTCCAGTATCAGTAAAAGATACCGTATCCCATACATTCTCTGCTATTCTCTGCACATACTTCCCACGCTCTAAGTCAATTTCATCACACACCCACTGCTGACCACTCATATCTGTGTAGTTGCCACCAGAATCCACTTTGATTCCCGGCAGACCGTTTGGTGTTGGGATAGTGAGGGTTTGTACAGGTTTGTAGGGTTCAAATATGGTTTTTGCTTCTCCTGCAATTCCAACCATTATATTCCCTGCTTTTAACATACCTTCTTCAAAATTATAAATAGACACAACTAATTTTTCATGTTCATTTGTTTCGAAAATCGTTTCACGATTCGGTTTGCGTATACTTGCATTTACGGTAGTCCCACCTTCTTTATAATTCGAAACTTGCACCGTGGTTGAATTCGATATTACATCCACGCTAAGTCGTAGCCTTGTTTTCGGTGGGACTTTTATATGATATCGAATTGCCTTATACGGTGCAATATTGTCCTTGTAAATCGCGTTATTCTCGAAAATATAATCGTTTCTACGCCCTTCAAATGGCTCGGCGTCTATATCGAACAAATTTCCACCATATACATCAACGCCAATATTCCCCTTATCCCCAGCGTTGGCAATCTCCTGCGGATATTCGACAGACGGAGAGGGTTTTCCGCCAGTGTAGGGTTCGTAAGGAGCTTCATTTTGCCCTGATTTTATAAAAACGTCGGACAACGTAAATGTACCATTATAAGAAAGTGTTTCTGTATTTCTTCTAATCTGTATCATCAACCGTTCAGAATCGGCGGGTTTTATTGAATATGCTTTTATTTCAACTTTATTCAAGCCTTTCGTAATTTTAAAATACGTTTTATTTCCCCATTTTCCTTCAGTTCCATTTTCTGTCCAAATATAAGGCTCATAACACACTGCATCTGGAATGTCCGAATCGCTATAAAAGCTCAAAAAACCGCCTGTACTAAGATCACTATTTGAATCGATTTCAAATTTAATCGGATTCTCTGTGATAGCTTCCGTACTTTTCCACGTTTTCGTTATGTCGTCATTGTTGATTTTCAACTGTGCCCCAGTCGTAGTAACCTGTGTGCTTTTACCGTATAGTGACAGCCCTTTAAACCTGTTGTCAGAAGAATCCTCTACAACAATCGACTCTCCTGTTGCTGTATCAACGATTGCAGGAGATAAGTTGTCCATCTCTTCTTTAATCTCTGCAATATCCGCTTTATTCTGCGTAATCTGTTCACGGTCCGCGACAATCTCTTGCGCTGCTGCCCGTACCGCCCGTACCTGCTTTGCGCCCTCTGCGGTCACGTTCCCAGTCTGAGTCGTGCCCTCTGTCTGTACTGCCTTAACAGCTCCTGCCTTGGCTGCCTCTACCGCTTGTGTAGCCGCGGTCTGGGCTGTCTCAACAGATTCTGTAGCCGTATTTCCGGCACTCTGCACTCGCTCTGTCTGGGTCTGTCCGGCATTGTTTACGTTCGCAACAGCCTGCTGGGCTGTCTGGTCAAACGCCTGTGCAGTCTGGTCAATGTGGTTTTTATTGTCCAGCACTTCCTGCCCCATCTGAGTAACAAGCTGTTTTGCTTTCTCGACTGCCTGTTCAGACGCCTTGGCGTTACGTTCTGCCAGTTCCGCATTGCCTTCTGCTGTTTCTGCCCCTGCCTGTGCAGCCTGGGCGTTGGTCTCTGCAGTCTTGGCCGCCTGCTCGGATAAGGCTGCGTTGGTGGCAGACGTCTGTGCCTGTTTGGTAAGGTTTTCCACTTTCGTGACCTGTTCCCCGATTCCGGAGACTGACTCCACCAGACCTTCTACTTCCGCCCGGTCTGCGGCGGTCTGTTCGGCATCTTTAGTAGTTTGGTTTGCTGCTGCTGTCGCCTTTGTTTCTGCACTCTCTGCCCGTTCCGCCGCTGCGTTTACTGCACCTACGGCTGCATGGAGGATTTCCTGGTCCTCTGGGGTATTAAACCCTTCTACAGGGGGACGCTTATTGACGTAGCCATTAATTGTATAGCACGTTTCGCCACTTTCGCCGTCCGTTACAAAGATATAGGCGGTAAAAGCTCCTTTCTCACTCAAAATCTCATTCGGAATGGGTGCTGTCGTGATTCCATCTTTCGTCACACCCACTTGCGGTATGGCAGTATCTCTGCCTTTATTCGCATAATGTATTTCTATTATGGGTGGAAGAGATAGACCGCTAATCTGCAACGTCTGGCCAAAATCGTACTGCCAGACATCATCTATTATTTCTGCTGTCTTTGCACCGGAAGCAAAGATGGCGTGCACCGTGTTGTGTTTTTCCATTCTTCTCACTCCTTGCGGGTTGCCTTCCTTATGCCTTTATCCCGATTCCTTTTTCTTTTAACATCTCATCCTGCAACGCATACGCTTTGTCCATAAATGCAGCGTAATCCTGCAAGCACTGGGTGCGATTCTTCTTGTAAAGGTCTTTGTCGATCTGCCAGTTGCTGATACTGATATTTTCCGGGTTCTCACTGTCAATCTCTGCGGAGTACCCTTCTACTGCCGTTGCTTCAATCAGGGATTCCCCGGTAAGTTTGATATTTTTCTTTACTTTTAACATATATTTCCTCCTTTTTGCAGGCGGAAGTTACCCCTCCGCCTGAAGCTTTTTAATCTGTTCTGCCTGTATCGCAAGCTGGTTAAACGCCTGCTGTAATTGATACTGCAAGGACGATACCTGCGCTCTCAAAGATATGGTATCTCCTTCCTGCTGACATCTGACTTTTTTTATCTGTTCCTGCAGTTCTTCCGTTTTGTTGGTTAATTCCTGCACACCTTTTACCACATAAGGCATAAGCTCCAGGGTTTTGATCCCCAGAATCCCTGCATCATTGGCTTCCACCAGCTCCGGAAAGACACTCTGCATATTTTGTGCTGTAAACCCTGCTTTTACCTGTTCCCCTGTTTCTTTCCATTCGTAAGATACGATTCCCAAACGACCTAGCTCCGGAAGGACAGAACTGGTAAAAGGTAAAATATTCGTTTTTAAACGCTCATCCGAGGAGTTGATGATGGACTTATGGTTCATGTCTAAGTTTACCCACGCTCTCAGACTGTTTTTATAAATATATAAACCAGGAGTATTCTGGCACGACAGCAGCAAACCACTATTACTGGCATTAATCCGTGTTACTCTCGCAGTAGCAGAATTGCTGTTCTGTCCATGTTCATCAAATCCAATACTTGCCTCTATGCTGTCTTTATTTCTGTAAAACCAGATTTCTCCGTTTCGGAGTTCCACCGTAGTCGATGTAGACCAACCATCATTTCCTGTACACGTTACCGTTCCTTCCTGTATGGTTGTCCTGTAGTTTGTATTTTTCTTGTCTCTGGATATAATGCTTCCGTCATATCTCATTTCCAAAGTATTTACCCAGCTTCCATTTACCTTTGTCTGAGCTACGAAGGCATTTGTCTTATTAAAATCATAAGAGCCAAAATACGCCGCATAAGTGCCGCTGGAATCCACACTGTACAGTCGAGTGGAGTTGATTTCAAATCCCCCTATTTCCCCTTTCGAGCCTCGTAGGGTAACACCCCGAATTGTGCCCGTGGCTGTAATGTCCTGGGCAAACAGGTCTTTTACGTTTATCTTCGCCGCGGTAACTGCATGCGCCGCCAGCTTATCAGTTGTGATAGCGCCGTCTACAATCAAGTTGCCTTTATTACGCTTGTGTACAGATATATTTTTTACATATATCTGTATTTTGGTATTATTGTTATCACCAATACCAATTGCAAAAAAGTCATATTTTTTAGCATCTTCAAGTTTTATAATACCGGAAAAAGTTTTATCTGAAGTGGTAACTGATTCAATATTACCACGTTTCATTGTTTGAAATTCTTTCGATGCGCCATTATAGAACCATAAAGCAATAAAATAATTTCCTGCTAATTCACTATGAGCAGTAAATTCATAATAAAGCTCATCACCATCTGCAAAAGAATTAGGTTTATAAGATGATAAGGCTAAATATTCAGAAGCAGCACTTTCTTTATACCAATATCCATTTTTACACATAGGTTTTGCATGAGAACCAAAGGGATGTGTATTATCTGGTACGGCAGACTGTGGAAGGGATTCATTTACATCGACAAGGTTCGTAAAATCCCCTAAAGCAATCTGTGCGGCCGTTATGGTGTTTGTACGGATAAATCCGCCGTTTATGGTAGTGGTCGCAGATACTGCCCCTCCTGTCCAGGCTTTTACCATAGTGAGGAGATTTATCATGTTACCGCCGTTTGTGTTCGTCCAGTTGTATCCTTTGTCCCAGTTTGCCTTATTGGCATTTACTGTGGACGTAACTGCATCTGCTGTGGATTTTGCTGTGTTTGCCGTACTCTGGGCAGTTGCCGCATTGTTTTTGGCAGTGTTTGCTGTACTCTGGGCGGTGTTGATTTTACTCTGTGTATCACTGTTCAACCCCGAAAACGTTACAAGACCCTTTAAATTAATGGCATTTGCAATCAGGGTTGCTGTCCGGTCTGTCAGCTCAAAATTTGTGGCTGAAGTTCCGGATTTGACAAGCCAGAGAAATTTATTGCTTGCCTGATTTGCGAGAGTCTCTACACTGGCAATGTATTTTTCGTTTTCTTTCACACCGTTTTCCACGGTTTCCACATATTTTGAGGTGGCATAGTAATTCCCAACAGTAGAAAGGATTCCATCTTTTGTAATCTTCTGGCTTGCCTCCTGCTTCCAGGATTCTAAAGAGGTCACTTTCCCGGATACCGAAGATACCTCTGTTTTGGTTGCGTAGGTTCTTGACACGGTACTGGTTATGCTGTCTCTTGCTGCAGTGATGGCAGCATTCATCTGCACGGTAGTCGAATAATTCACGAACTTCCCGTCCACTTCTGCAATATCTTCTTCTATGTCTTCCAGCGCAGGACTCCAATCAGAAGCTTTGTTGGCTTTTTCCAATTGTACATCATCCCACCAAATCGCGCCTGTAAAATCTCTAGCATACAAGTATACCCACATATGCTCAATCCCGCTTACATCAGGAACGGTAAATGTCAATATATTCCGCTCCCAGTCCGTGGACAATGGCATTTGACCATTATTTATCGAAGCTTCCGCTTTCCATTTGTGGTCTTTATCATAAAATCCCATATATAAAGTTACAAAATAGTTTGTTGTACCTTTTACAATATCCTTGGATTTTGTCCAGCCCGAAAGAGTATATGTTTCTCCTGCTTTTACCTTGTACGTTTCTTCTGCCTGTAGATTACGGCTTGTATTAAGTTTTCCTGTTATTTTTGCACAGTAATTTCCGTCTCTGCCTTCTTTTGGATAACTTATTCCATTTGTGTCAGATGCTGTCCATTTATATCCCTGCTTGTTAAAGCTGGAGTTGATTATCAAGTTTCGCCCGCCCACCTGAATGTTATTCACAGCCTCCTCTATGTCCGTCTGCTCCACTTTCAGGGCTATCTGGTCTTTCATTACGCTGATGGAGGATTCTGCTGCATTTAAGCGGCTCTTTGCTGTGGCGATTTCCCCGTTTACAGTGGTCTTATAGGATTCATACTCCTGTGTAGATACCTTCAATTTAATCGCATTCTCGTTTGCGGTAATGCGGGCGGCATGGTCGGTAAGGGTTTCCCCATGCTCTGTTGTGAGCTGCCTCTGCTCTGTCAGCTCCACATTCAGGGTCTTGTTTCCTACCTGCACCACCGTTCCGGAGATGGATACTCCCTGTTCTGTCAGGGCGGTGTTAAAGCTTTTTAAATCCAGCTTTAGCGCATTGATAGCCGCATCGTCCGCCACCATCTTATCCCGGATAATCTTCCGCTGTATGGTGCTTTCTGTAGCTCCCAGGGCATCCCATATAAGTTTCCCTGCCTTATCCCACACGGACAGGCTGTATTCCCCGGATGCGTCCTTCCCAATCTGTACCCGGACTCTCTGGAGGTCTTTTATCTGTATGGTGTTGTCTGAGATTCTCAAATGCCCGTCTGAGCCCGCCACGGTAATAATGGCGGTATCAATAGTCCCGGCGGTAAGCTTATTGGCAGACACCCTGGAAATCTGGGCATCTCCGATGCTTCCTTCCAAAAGCCAGCCTTTTGCCGCCACCAGTTCCTCTGTGGTGGTCTTCTCAAAAGCAGCAAATTTTCCAGAAAGGCTGGTAATCTGCGCATTGGTGGCATTTAAGTTCCCTATGGTGGCATATCCGGCAAGAAGTGTCTTTACTTCTGCATCTGTGATATACGCCTTTTCGATTTTTGCCACCCTGGCGGCCAGCTCCGTTACATCCAACTGCTCAATCTCTGCTTTCAAAGCGTTTAAGTTGTCTATGGTGGCATAAGTAATCTTTGCCGTATCCACATCCAGCTTATTGATCATGGCGTGGTCGATCAGCACAAGCTGCGCATAAAGCCGGTCCATGTTCTGGGTGTTCGGTCCGGTAAAGCCGGTACTCTGCTCGGCTTCCGTTTTTCCCACTGCCTCTACTTCCGTGGAGAGCCCTCCGTCATACTCCTGGGTAAGCTTCATAGCAGGAACTTTATAGGAGTTTCCGTTTCTGTCCTCTACAGTAAGGACGTCCCACGGGTCTATGCGCGGGTCTCCCAAAAAGCGGAAGCTCCCCGGCATATATGTGTAATTTCTAAGCTTTCCCCAGATGTTATCCAGGGCGGTCTGGTCCATGAATGGGTTGGAGAAATAAATCCCTCTCACACCGTCCCCCACATGGATGGAAATGTCTTCCCCTTTCTTGTTTTTCCCGGTGTAGCAGGTAATTTTGCCTAATACAAACGGCAGGTCATTATGGGTAAAGCTGTCCCAGTAACGTCCTGCCGTAACGGTATAATCATTGTCCTCGTAAGATTTGATTTCGATTTTTCCGGCACGGTTGCAGATGGCAAATCCTCCGTAAAGCTGCGCCACATAAGAGAGCACTTCCCTGCAGGTGTAGCCTACTGGCTTCTTGATAGGTATGGCTGTGAGTCCTTCTGTTACAACCTCTATGCCTGCAATCGTCCCAACGCCTTTTAACACTGCCACTGTATTTGTGCTGTCCGGGAGTTCCAAGAAACAGGCGCGTTCTGTTTTTACCATGCGGTCGTAAGCAGTAATGGAAAGGCGTTCCTCATCTCCTTTGGGTTTTTCCGCCGTAAAATACCCCATCGGGATATATTCCCCATTTAATCCCAGCTCAAGGGAAAATTCATACCCTTCAAAGCGCATCCCTGTCTTTTCGATTTCCAATTCCACATATCTGGAAACGGCAGAACCAAGGGAAAAATCATCTTCCGAGCTAGAGCCGCCATTTATCCTTATACTCAATATGCCTTCGGTTATGGTCTTTCCTTCCAGGGTAATCCGTGCCTGGAAGGTTCGGGAATCCTGCTGTATCCAGTTCCCAAAGGCTTCCGATGACTGATACATCAGGCATTACCTCCCTTTATTTCTTTTTGTCTGACAGGATAGGAAGGAGATTTAAAATCTGGTTGGGGCTTGGCATCATTTTCTTTATATCCCCCATTGTAAACAGGATAAGGGAAACCTCCCCCTCCGCGTCCATAAGACGGTTGTACTCCTCATAATATTTCTTCCGGTCTGTGAGTTCCACCACACCGTTTGCGTCTGCTGCCAGCTTCCCGTTCTCATCCTTCTTCCCGTATTTTTCCAGGAGCTTTTCTTTTTCATTCAAGACAGGTTCTGTCATTTTAGACAGCTCGTAGTTGTTGCGGGCAATGTTTACACCCAGCACCGGGTCAATATCCTCTCTGTTTCCGATTTCAATCAAAGTCGTGTGCATATTGACCATTTGCTTGTTTGTCAGTTTCATTTTTCTTTTCCTCCTATTTTTGAATAATGTTTACAGATGCGCTGCGGTAATAAAATATTCCATCACCGATATATCCCAACACATCTTTGCTTAAAGTCCCCCTGTAAGAGGATATGGTCATATCAATACCATCATCCCGAAAGGAAATGGGAAAGAAACCGGCTATTATCACTTTTTTAATGAGAGCCAGTTCCGTTTCTGTAAGAATCCCCCAGGTTATGCTAATGTTTTTTTTCTGGGCTATGACATCCCCTATCATAGTCCCAGATGCAGACCGTCCTGTATTAGACGACCATATGATCTCATCGTCAATTTTCATCTGTGTGGGAGCCGGAAGCGCAATGCTTCCAGACCACAATATTTTCTTTTCCACCTTACGCCTCCTTAAAATTTAATCTCACATTTTCCTGTGCTTTTTGTAACTGCATTAGTTTTCTCAATGAAATACTTACGCAGCGCCTCTTCGTCGATTGTGACCGGCTTTATTTTCAACAGAAGTTCTAATATCTGTTTCAATATTGCCAGTACCTCCGGCGGGAATCCGTTTCCTGCTGCCCGCACCGCTTCCATTGCCATTTCCCTGAGCTTATCCTCTGGCGCTACCACTTCTCCCTGGTGGCGGTTATCTCCAATCATGGCAAGCTGAGGAGCATTCTTTTTCACATAGCCGCCCTGGGCGAGGTATGGAATCTGTCCCGGCGACCATGTAGGAAGATTAAAACCTACAGAAGTGATTCCTGTTAAATCCGTTACCCACTGAGGGGCATCGATGTGCAAATGATTGAGCATATTGGCAACACTGTTTACCGCACTGGCTACGCCCCGTATCAGCCCATTCAGAAATCCAATAATTGCATTAAGCGGAGTACGCACAGCATTTTTAATACACTCAAATACGCTTGAAAACTTGTCGCTTACTGCATCCAGTGTTCTGCCGATAATCTCTTTTGCCTTGCTGATTGGTTCTGAAATAAAATCCTTGATTTTTTCCCAGGTTGTTTTCGCTGATGTTTTCAGGTTCTCCCAAATATTGGATATGGTTGTTTTAATATTCCCAAACATCCTGCTGGCAGTGGACTTTATCCTTTCCCATGTCGAGGAAAGAACAGAGGTTATTCTTGTCCACACATTCGTTGCTGTCTGTTTTATATTTTCCCAAGTACGCGCAAAGAAATCTTTTATGGAAGTCCAGATTTCTATTGCTTTTTTGCTTATCGTATCCCAGTTTTTGTAAAGCAAAATTCCTGCCGCTATAAAACCGCCTATAGCTGCCACTACCAGTGTGATCGGACTTGTCAAAAAGCCAATTACCGCACCAAAAGCCGAAGTTACCGTTGTTGCAATAGTGGTAATACCGTTATATACACCAATGGCTATCGAGGTTCCTCCCATTGCAATCGAAGCCGCATTGCTCGCAAGTGCATTAAGTCCAAGGGCTGCAGTAAAAGTCCCTATTGCGACCGCCACCAACTGAAGAATTGTTTCATTCTTCGCAAGCCATTCGTGCATTCCTGCAAACGCATTTTTTACACCATCTATTGTTGGAATATGTTCTATGCACCAGTCCGAAAATTTCTGTAATGCGCCGTTAATCCCATCCCATACCTGTAGAAAAACACCGCCTGTCCATTGTGTAATAGGAAGAAGAACTTTATCCCAAAACCACTGAAACAACGGCTGCAATGCTTCTATGATTTTGTTTAGAGCATCTATTCCGATTCTTAAAGTATCTAAAAATCTCGGAACTACCTCATTTGCAGTCCATGTTCCCAACGGAACAAGTACGTTTTCCCAGAACCACAAGAGACCTTCTCCTACGTTAATTGCAAATGGACTTAGTGCTTCCCATAATTTTCGCAGGGACGACCTTATTTTCCCAAAGTCTACCTTCATCAAACCATTATTCAGGGTATTTATAAAATCTGGCAAACCTTTTCCCATTACCCATTTTCCAACCGGAACCAGGAAACCTTTATAAAAATCTTTTAAACTTCCCCATGCAAAATTTCCCAGTCTGGAAAGCCCTTCGTTCCACAGTTTTTTAAGTGCGTCTGTTGCCGGTTTTGTCCACTTCACAATATTCTGGAACATCTTTGTAAACTTGCTGTCAACCTGATCTATGACTATCTCGCCCTGTGCCAGACTGCCAAAATCTACCGCACTTCCTCCAATCCCGGAACCACCGCCCGTTGAGGGAGGAGAAGAATTTCCGGAATCCTCAGAAGACGTATCGTCCAGACGGTTAATCTGGTCAAACCCCATAAGCGCCCGCATTTCCTTTGCCGCTTTTTTTGCGGCATTTCCCACGCCTTTGGTCTCTTTACTCAAACTGTTGGCGGCAGAGGCGGAATGATCCAGACTTTCACTGGCAGTCGAAGCCGCTCCTCCCAGTTCTGCTACCGGTGCCGCTGTTTTTCCAGATTGTGATTTCTTTCCGGTAATCAGCTCTGTAAAAGATTTAAAGGCGTTTGCCAGCGTGGAGAGCTTTTCGAGTACCGTATTTATCACTTTAATTACGGGTGTAAACAGATTGATAAGTCCCTGTCCCAGTGTTGCTTTCAGGGAATCAAACTGCAGCTTCATAATACGCACCTGGTTTGCCCACGAATCCGAGGTGCGTGCAAAATCTCCCGTAGCTGCTGTAAGTTGGTTCTGGACAAATGCATATCTGAGAGCAACCTTTTCCGCTTCTGACATCTGCTGGGTGGTTTTCCCGAAACCATTTGCCATCGCATAAGCGTCCAGCGCTGTCTGAGTCATGACAATACCGATGTCTTTTAATACCTCTGTTTCCCCAGAAAACACCGCTTTTAATTTGGTATATGCCTCGTCTTGAGTCATATTATAGAAAGATGCTACATCGCCTGCCAATCCAGCCAATGTAGTTCCCATATCATAAGCAGCCTGTTCCGAAAAGCCAAACTGTCTTGCCATAGTACCAAACATGGACGTAAACTTCTTCGCCATCGTTTCTGACAGCCCAAAGCTCTGTGCTGCTGACTTTGCAAATTTGTCCACCTGTGCCGTCATGGACGGGAATGTCACATCTACTACGTTCTGGACTTCGCTCAAGTCAGAGCCAAGTTCCAGACAGGATTTCCCAAAATCTACTATCTTTTTTACTGCAAAAGCAGAAGCCAGTATCGCACCCGTCTTTTTTGCAAGAGAAGAAACTGTATTAAAGCTTTTCCCAAAATCCTTTTCTATTTTGGAAGCAGTATTTTTCGCAGAACTTCTCATTCCAAAAAAGTGTTTTTTTACTTTTCCTGAGCTTTCTGCGCTATCTCTTTCAATATGACTCCACGCTTTTCTGAATGCTTCTTCCGCGGAATCACCTTCGTTTCGATATACTGCTGCTATTGATGCCGCTTTTGATTTTGCAGTTTTTTCCGTATCGGACAATATTGCTTTTATTTTTTCATTACTGCTCGATATAGATTTAGTTGCTGATTGTCCAGCGTTCGTAAAACTTTGTTCAAATTTGCTCCGTATATTTCTGCAAGATGAATTTATACTTGACATCATCTTGCTTCCATCAAATGATAATTCGAAACTAATACCTGCTACGTTTGCAGTACCCACCTATTCCACCTACCTTAAAAACGCAAGGTAGGCACGCGCTGCTACTCTTCTCTGGTGCAGCCTATTGGCTCTTGCCCTTGTCTGTAATTTAATTTATTTATTGTGCCGCAACGTGGACACTTGATTTCTCCTTTTACTACATCTGCTTTCATAAGTGTCTGACCACATTTTTTACACTTTATTTTTTCAATCTTTCACACCTCCTGCCATTTAACCTCCTGCCATAGATATAAATGCTTTCTTGAATCCTTCCAGGATTTCCTTCATATCTTCCGGCTTAATCTGTTTTGCCCGTCTAGTTTTCCATTCATTACGAATCCGTTTCTGTTCTTTGGTAAAGTGCTTCAAAACTTCCTTATCTTCCTCTGATCGTATGGAAATAATACGCCCGAGAGCTGTATCCGGTCCCAACCCAACAAGGAGATCTCGAAATTCGTCCCATTTCATTCCTGCCGGAAGTTCTTTTGATAGCCGTATCCCGTACTGTGACTGGAAGGAAGACACAATCAGATCAAAATCTCCCTCCAAATCATAGTACGGGTCACTACTCTCCCGCTTCGTCCTCTCCCATAACGAGGTTCATTGCTTCCTCCACAATGACCATCAGAGATTTTGCGGAAAGCTTTTTCTTTCCTTTTTTGATATTGCAGATCTTCTCTACATCCTCCGGTTTGAAGATCAGGTTCAACGCCTCTTCTACCGCCTGAAGCTCCCCTTTGTTTCCAAACGCCCCCATAAGACGCAACATAGTTTCTGCATCTGCATTTACTTCTACTTCCAAGGTTCCAATCTGCATGATTGGATTTTCATCAAAACTAAGTTTTTCTGTAATGTCTACTACTTTTGCCATGTCATTCTCCCTTCGGTGTAACGGTTGGTTTTCCGTTGCTCATAATCTCAAACTCCAGAGGCGCTACTGCAGTGGAATCGCCTGCTCCTACATTCGTTACATTAATAACAGCCTTTGGAAACTCTACTTTAGTTCCGTCCGGGAACGTCCACTGGAAGTTCTTTTCCACCTTTCTTCCATTCTCAAACGTCAGACCGGCAACCAGATCATTTCCTTCGTCTCCTACGTTTCTCTTTGCTGTGACGGTGATGGTTACACCTTTTCCAGTCATTAACCGGCGCACCCAGCCCTGTGTATCAAATGGTGTCCATTCCTCAATATTGTTATCAAATGCAACTCCAAAAGTCTCGCAATCTGCAATATTGACATAAGACGCCGGGCCTTCGGCTGCAGCTTTGTCAATCTGAAACTGATTTTCATAACATGGATATACTCCTGTTGCTCCTGCCATATGTTATTCTCCTTTCGCATAAATAAAAGCCGCCTCTATAACCATTTCGTAGATGCCGGAATCATCCGTACCAACATCCTGTATTTCATAGAGCGGCTGAATAAATTTAATTGTTTCATTGTTAATCTTTGCTTCTCTTGTGGTTATCAGAGCCTTAAATAAATCTGTAGCTACCTTTTCTGTATCTCTTGGAGATTTATTCCAATGGATTAGAAGAGTGACGTATTTCGCTCTATAGGACTCTAAAGAGATGCCTCCGATAGCAGTCTTATAAGTATGCTGATGTTTGCTGTGATAAACCCCAATGGTTTTATCCGGTTTCGCATCCAGCTTTCCCATATAAACCCTTTGAAACTCTGTGATATTCAGAGAAGCAATATAATCTCTTACATCTGCCAGTGTCATATACCTGTCAGCCTCCTGTATATCTTTTTGAATGCCTTTGCCGCAAAATCCGTCTCTTTTCCTCCCGGCAGCCAGTCTGCATACCATTTGCCTTTTGCGTTCGGATTCTCATCTTTAGAAAAATGGTATTCTGGATGGAAATAAAGCCTGCGGGCATAAGGTGTACTGGAAACGATGGATACTTTTCCATTTTTGCTATCCGAATCATCTACAAATGTGCTCTCGTTTTGTAGATTTCCGGTAGCAAAAGGAAATACCTGTGCCTGCTCAACTTCTGTATGCAGTGCTTCCGCTGTCATTTCCAGTGCCGTTGCCTGTGCCTGGGTAAGCTCTTTTATTTTTGGCATATTTAACTTTACCTTCGAACTGACCTTAATCATATTAGCAGCACCTCCGTAAAATTTACGCTTCCATCCGGATTCCGAGCTTTCATCCCCTGCACAATCTGACGTTTTACTCCCATTATCTCTGCTGTACCAGATGATATTACCGGAATTTCTGGACAAGGGTCATTGCTAATCAAGACTGTGCCGGTAATCTGTATCAGCTTCTTTTCTGCAGTGTAAACCGTTCTTGCCTTGTCCTGGTAATTGCATTTCCCTTTCCAGGTAATTGTCCGAAGTGGTTCGCCGTATACATTCAACCCTTCCTGTTCAAATTCCAGAACAATATCTGTCTTGCACAGCTTTTCCGGCACTAATTTTGGATACCTCATACCATCACCTCAACACTCCGCAGCACAATCCTGTCTGGCATAAGAGTTCATAAATATCCCGGCGTACAGGAATCCCCTTCTGTATCGTTACGTTCCAGGATTCCCCGAACTGCATGGATACTCCATTTATGCTGTACCCCTTTAAAATCATGTCAAAGATCTCCCGGTTTTCATACTCAAACAATGCCTGTCTGCAGCACACTTCTTTTACAATCTCCTGCTGATACTCCGATAAAGAAAAAATCCCCTTACCTACAATGCGATTATAAGTAAGGGAATCTATGTGACGGGAAGCCTGCTTCAGATATTGTTCCAGTTCTTCATCTGGAACTTCTGCAGTATCCCCGAACATTTTTTCAAAGTCAGCAGCTTTTGCATAAGCTGTATATGCCATATCAGTTACCAGCTTTCTTTGTTGTTTTTCCTGCTGTTTTCGCCTCCGGCTCTTCTACAGTATACCCATGGTCCCGGAACCATTTAATCAGATACGGGTCTTCTGTCTCTCCCACCCCGTTACAAAACGGAACGGAAGCAGACACGCCTGTATACTCCCTATTCGGGCTATATATCTTCATGCTGTACCTCCTATTTTACTTTGATTCCGCGGAATACTCCCGCCGCCTTTGATGCTTTCAGGGCAATGGCAGCATTCATTTCTACCTCTCCTTTTTTTACTGCTCCGGCTGTAGAGAAATCCGGAAGCCAGGTCTGTACCGGCGCCGCCCCGGCAAACGATACGGCATGAAGCCCATCCATAGCAAGACGCGCCACATAAAGAGACGTTGTTCCTGCCTCGTCTTCGATTTTTACAACCTCATCATTTGTTCCCGGTTTTGTTTTCATGTCAACAAATGGGATTCCTCCATAGCTTTCCACCTGGTTTCCCCAGTTGTCTTTTGTTACCTGATACATACTTGCCCTTCTTGCACACGCCCTTAATTTGGCAATCAGTTTATTATTTCCCATAATACAGGAAGGCGTGCCGTCCAGACCTCCCAGAAATTCATCTAACATATCAAGGAAATACTGGTAGTTCTTCGTTACCATCTCAGATGTAGATAAATCAATGCTTCCGTCTTTATTGTATTCTGTACTGCTGCCTGTCAGGGCTTTGTCCAGTCCGTCAAAGGCTTTGGAATCCTTTCCGGAATCCCCATTGATAAAGGTATCATTAAACAGCGCCTGTGCAGCTTTGATTTTCTGAGACTGCTGAAGCTCCACTTCGCTCACGATACCGCCCATATTGGCAATAATACGGTCGATTTCGTAAGAGCCTCCAAACACTTTGATCTCTACGGTATGTCTCTCTTTGGTAACTTCCGAAGGTGTGTACTCTTTGTTGATCTCACGGAACTGCGCCGTTGGCTGTGTTTTTAAACGTGTGTAACTGTAACTCGGTGTGGCGCCGCCGCCCGTAGGGGATACGGCATCGTCAAACGGGATATGCTCCAGAATCCAGTTTGATTTCTGAAATTCATCGATTACGCCCAGCTGCAGGTCATCCTGCACATTCTTTTTTGCTTCTTCTAATGTAATTGCCATTTCTTGTTACTCCTTTCCATCGGTTCCCATATTTAATTTTGCTGCAATCGCTTCCTTCATTGTCATATGTCCGCCTTCGTTTCCGTTGCCCTCTCCTGTTTCTTTTCCCCCGATCGGAAAGAACCCTCTTTTTGCCGTAGGTTTCTGTTCTGTTTTGAAGAGAAACGGTTTGCTTTCTTTCAGGGCTTTTACCTGTTCGTCCAGACCTGTGATCTTCCCGTCATCTCCCAGAATCAGCTTATTACGATCTAACAGCCCGGCTACCAGTTCACTGTCCTGCGCAGATGCAGCAACAGCCATCTTAATGGCATTTGTGAGCTTCAGCTCTTTCAGTTCTTTCTGGTGTTCCTGGTCTTTCTGCTGATTCTGCTGCTGAAGCTGTGCGATCTGGTTTTTCAGGTCTTCATTGTCCCCTGCCGCCGTTTTCAGTGTCTCCATCTGTGTCTTGTAATCATTGACGGAGGTTTCTAACTGGTTCTTCTGCTGCTCCAACTGATCGTAGGTATCTTTTGATACATACCCTTCCAGTTCCTTTTTGGACGCCTCCGCTGCCTTCCTGGCAAGGTTCTTTTCGATACCGAGGGCTTCAAACTGTTCCTGTGTCATTTTTTCTCCTTTCTGGTAGTTTAACGTCATTCCGGACATAAAAATAACACCCGGTTCTTTACCGCGTGCTTTCTCCCATTGCGCCGGCGCAATTATTTAAAAATGAGTATAAAAATACCACCGGTCTTTCTGACTGGTGGTATCAAATAATCTATATTTGCTTAACCGAACAATTATTTGGCAGGCGCACGTTTCTCCTGCATCTCTCAGGGTTTCCCCTTGTCAGTACCATCGGCGTGTGGATCGTGCGAAATTTTCCACCTCAAATAATTGCCCGGGTAAAGCCTATTTATTATACGCTAATTATAACAATCTTATTCTCTTCTGTAAAGGACATTTTTATTCCTCAGAAGACGATTCCATTCTTTTTCATCTATTTTCATGAATGTTATAATGGAGTTTTTATATTGCGGATTATCATTTGAGGTTACTAAGCGCAATACTGTTTTAAATACTTCGTTTTCTTTTCTTATTTCCTTTAGAATTAAAGCAGTATTGGGTTTATTAGCCTCAATAATGTAATCTGGTTTCTTGACAATCTCATCAAAATATGATGCAAACCGTTCATAATCATTTGGATGCCTGTCTTTGATATGCTGAATCTGATTATCCGTAATAATAACCTCGTCCGTCACAATATCTTTGGTTACGCATTTGTAGATTTCTTTGTCAATTTTTCCGACCGTATGCACATCCGCTACCTCTTTCGCTTCTGATACGGATATTATACCAGAATCAATAGCTTTTGCAATCGGTTTTGTCATTAACTCTTTCTGCATTTTCCACTCTTCTCTTCTGGTTTCGTACCGCTTCTGATTCTCCTTATCCAACGAGTTCTCCGTCAATCTCCCAAACCGCTTCTCCTGCCTTTCCGCGTACTGCTGCCGGGTTTCCCTTTTGGCATTCAGACCAATCGCTTCCAGCTCCTTTTTTGTCCAGGTGTCGTCCGCTGTGGATATTCCAGGAAAATAGGTCGTGTGGCTATCTTTACATCTTGGATGATAAAGACCATAAGCTACTGCCGTGCTCATAAGCGGATAATTCCCATCTTTTTGGCTACCCCCACTCCATACATCATCAATCAATACTTTCCCGCAGAACGGAAGGCACTTCGGACAGGGGTTTCCACGCTTATTCACAATAACGGTGTGGATTCCCCACTCCTGGCGCTTTACACCTTCGCCTTGCAGGTATGCTCTCTTGCAGGCTGTCCGGATTGCCATGTCCGCATAATCCGAAAGCGTATGGCGTGCCCCATTTGCATACTCCACGCAATTCAGCCCTGCAGAAAGAAAATCTTTTGCCGCCATATCTACCGCTTTTTCATAAGTCCCAGCTCCGGTATTGGCATATACCTGGGCGTTAAAGATGATTTTCCGGTACTGGTCTTCTGCCATACGAAGAACGGCTGTCTCAGCTTTTTTCATATCGTCTGTAGTGGCTTTTATCAGCGCTTCCAGCTTTCTTTCATTCAGCTTAAAGAACTCCGCTGCTGCCCCTTTGGAAATTCTCTTTGCCGGGAATCCCTTTTTTATGGCTTCCAATATGGCAATCTCCTGTTCCATGTCCCCCTCATCTTTTGCCGCCCTGATTAATTCTTCTATTTTCAGGTTGATGTTTTTAAAACGCTTTCCATATTTTTTCTGATTGATCTTTTTGTATTTTTCCAGAGCCTTTAACTGTTCCGCCTGCCACATGGTCCATTGCTTATCCTCTTTTATTTCCTCTTCCTTGTGGCTGCGCATATTCCGCATCATGGAAGCAATCAATTCGTTTTCAATGGCTTCAAACGCTTTTCCAATATCATATTCATTATTTATTTTTGGCAATAGGATTACCTCCCATTCGCATACACCTTAAATCCCTGACTTTTAAACTGATGAATCAGGGTTTTAAGCTGAGTGATGCTTTTGCAATGGTCGAAACGCATTTCTGCTTTTCCATCTTTTTCAATCGCATATATCCCAAAAGGAACCTGCTCTTTTCCTACTGCAAGAATACTTTCATACCTCTGTTGGCTCACTTTCCAGACTTTTTTTCCTATTGTTACTATCATTCAGCCCATCTCCTCCTGTGTTCACTTTAAACCCACCCGCTTCCATATGGACTCCCGGTTCTTCTACTTTACCGATTCCCTGTTCTTCTTTCAAACGTGCTATTTCCGCTTCTTTTTCTTCTTTCGTCCACGTGTCCCCATAAAGCTGTTCCACCGAGGTTTCCAGACTCATTACACCATATTGCCGCGCTTTTCCTACGGTATCTACAGTAGTTCCGAAATCAGGGGACGCATATTCCCCAAATTTTACTGCCGGTTCATATTCCCCCGGTGCTCTCTGGCACATAAGGTCATAGCACTGTAAGATTGCCCGGCACAGTTCCGGAATCGTCTCATTTAAGGCATCCACAATTTTATTCCGTACATAAAGCGTTACTTTTTCCTTTTCTCTCTGGGATTCTGCGTTGTCTGTCTTTTTCAGGTCAATTCCCAGTGTGGATGGAGACATGATCCCCTGCAGGACCATATCCAAAAAACTTATATAACTGTTTACATATGCTTCGTAGGAAATCTGCGGCTGGGAAATCTCTACCTGATGACTGGATTTTTCCCCCATATTATCCCCAATGGCAATAAAGTCATTATCAAACGGATTTGCCGGTAACAGCCCCCCGGTATCCGGGTCTCTGGGAATCAGGTTTTCCGGTATGTATCTCTTAATACGTCCCATTCTTATGGCGTCAATCCACTGACTGATCACTTCATCCAGTCCGTCCAGAACATCTGTCTTTGTGTCAAACAAAGCCTTCCCCCTGTTCTTGTATTTTTCGGACGGAAGGATTTTTAACGGAACTGCAAGTAGCAGTTCTCCTTCGATGCCTATATCCATCAGGTGCGCCGTCTGTGGGAGGAGCTTGAGAGAAGTTTCTTTTCCAGAATCGTCATACAGCTTATAACGGATATATCCATGTCCATACGTTTCTTCTAATCGGAACTCCTTGTTTCTCTGTTGGTAAGAAGTATAGAATTTGATTTCTTTTAACCGGGAATGGACGTAAACCAGATCCACATTTTCCGCATCGTAAAATTCCACGATCGGATACTGACTGCATTCATCTGTCGTGATCTTAAACGCGCCGTCTCCGGATGCAAGGGTTCCGGCAATGCCTTCTCCAAGTACTTCGTTGATCTTTCCTTTTTCAAAAATCTCTTGCCACTGTTCCTCTATGGCGTTCTTCCCTTCCCCGAAGGAAATACCATCCATATCCGCGAGCACTATATCCCGATAACGGTCTATGACAATGGATACAATGCCGCTGTGTATCTTTCTTACGCTGCCCTGTGCCTCTGCTGCCCAGAACCGGGCTTTCTCCGCATCCCATTTCGCAGTCTTTTTAAAAAACTGCTCCAATTCTGCACTATTTCCCCGATACCACAGCTTATTCCTTATGACATCGGCAAGATATGTGTGCGGCTCTATGATCACAACTTCCTTTTCCCTTGCCGGTTTGATCTTAAAAATCTTTTTTACAAAATTCTGTATCCAGTTCATTTTTTCTCACTCCTGAAAATCTTACTCTGATAAGGGATCCACGAATACTGTACAGAATTGACCATATGGTCGTTCTTGTCTTCCGGCGTGTTATCCTTATCTTCCTGCCAGCTATAGCGTTCCAACTCTGAAATATAATTAGTACAGGTGTCCAGTACATAAAAGCACGGTTCGATTCCCGCCTCCTCATCGTATGCCAGCCACCCTAACTGTGCATTGATACGGTCAATGATCTCCATCTGTTTCCAGGCATCATTTAACGTATAAATACAACCATTTCTGCGTTTGTACTTATTCCACTCCTGCATGGTCGCCTGGTCTGCATTGTCAAGAAACGCATTCCTTGCAAGTCCCCACTCTTTTTTATTCCGATCCAGGAAATCCACAAGGTTCTGAGCCGTATCGGAAGGGGCAAGTGGTTTTTCCAGTTCCGCATTATTGTATACCCGCTCTGACAGGACAATGCAGCGTCCTTTGTTTGTAATCCCAAGAAATGACATAGCTATGGTATCCGGCGATTTCTGGGAATAGGACGTATCTACAGCCGCAGAGAAATACATGAAAAACTCTTTTCCTCCGGAACTGCGAAGAAACTGTTTTGCCCACTCTTTGGTTTTGACATGGTGCTTTCGGTCAAAATTGGAAAATACCAGTCCTGTAGCTTTTCCTCGAAGCCCTTTAATCTTATTTTTCCAGATTTTAGTCCCTTTGGGTGTGTTCTGGATAATTTTATCCAGCTTTTCTTTGGGAAGCCCTGCATTATCCTTAAAAGAAAAGAACCAATGAACCCACCCGGGTTTTGGTTCTTCTTTCAGCTCATCTTTAATTTCTTTCGGTGTTTCACTTTCCCATTCTGGAAGCGGTCTGGAACAGTTGATGTACTCTTTGTATATGTCCAGGCTTGGATCATCCGGATTTAATGTTGCCATAAGATAATCGCAACGCATGGCAGATTCCCGGACGAAATCTATATCTGCTGTGTTGATCTCGTCTATATACAGGCAACCATACTGACCGCCGAGGGCTTTCTGCCACTTCTTCTTGTCTCCGTAGCCCATCACATATACAACCTTGTCACCGCCGGAGGTATGAAATAAAATATGCGGAATTTTATCATCTTTGGTTCCATTACCGTTGTATTCCGTGAGCACACCAAAATCGTCAATAATCCCCAGGTCTTTGTTAATGATATTTTTTTCTGCAGTACCGGTATCTTTGGCGGCAATGATGTGGAGCTTTTTGGGACTCTCAGCCACTTTTAACATAAACTTAAACAAGCCCACTGTGGTTTTTCCTGCTGCCGTAGTTCCTTCAAGGAACTCGACCGGAGCATTGCATCTAAGAAATGCTTTATATTTTTCTGATAGCAGCAGCCTTTCTGCACTCATTATCCATCGCCTCTCATCTGTTTTATCAGGTCGTCTAATTTGGTTTTCTCTGTTGTAACAGCTCCAACCTCAACTTCCTGTTTCTCGCTCCAGCCTTTGAAATTATTGCTTAAGCTAAACTTTGCGCCATTCGCTCCATCGCGGTCAAACAGTCTTTCTTCTGCGTATTGTTCGATACGGGACTTTGCGCGCGTTATCGTGTCATTAAATTCCTTTTTTGCCTGATAGTTAAGCAGTGCCTGTCTGCTTGAAAATCCCAGTGCAAGCGCCAGACCAGTGACTGTAGGCGGTCTCTGATTTACAATAACCGGTTGTCCGTATTTGTTAAATACTGGTTCTCCGTCTCTATCTTTTAATATTTCTCCTTCGCAGGATTTGAAATACTGCTCAATCATCTCTTCAATCTGCTCTTTGTTTTTGTATTTAGGCGGCCTTCCGACCGCATTTTTTGTTTTCATCAGGCTCACCTTCCTTTCTTTTAATGTAAAAAGAGACAGCAACTGCTGCCTCATCTAATCAAATGGACCTTCTGGGACTCGAACCCAGGACCGACCGGTTATGAGCCGGTTGCTCTGACCAACTGAGCTAAAGATCCGTAAATAAAAAGAGATGACCAAAGTCACCCCTTTCATTATTTTAATTCTCTTTATATGCACTGTACAACCGTTTCAACGAATTGAATTCACCCTGTTTTACCTCATTCCACATAATTTCAAATTGTGAAACTTTATCAGTGTCAAGCTTATATAACCAATCTTGTTCATCCGTATACAAAATTTTATTCGATAAAAAGAATTGTAATATTTCCTTTTTTTTCTGACTTGAGCCTACAATTCGATTATCAATAAAATCCATCTTCCTTGCCGGAGTATCTTTACTGTGCGATCTCAAACAACTAAAAATTCGCCTTACTATATTCGAAAACATGGTAAAACTTGCTTCCTCTACTTCTGAAACTTCTTCGCTCTTATATGCAAGTAGTTTATAATAAGATCCTATATTATTTGCACACACTTTCATATTATTTTTTTTGTCAAGCTTAACCTCAAAACGTGGTGTGACATTCGATAATGAAGTCAATTTGTCCGCCATAAGAATACATTCACCTGGAGAATATGCTTCTAGCAACACTTTCTCACTGCACCATATCAGCTCATCACATACAATAGTCGAATTATTTATCCTTGCCTCCCCATTTATATTTCCAACATATACTTTTCCTGCAATATCAATATGGCAATTTGTTATTTGATTTATATATAATCCATCTTCAAACTCAACTAATTCAAACTCAATATTAAGGATGTTTTTCCCACTCCTCATAAGACAAAATTCAGTATAGCATTCATTTTTATCACCGCTGATGTTCAATGTAACAGTATCCCCCAAGTGAGCATGTGCTTTAAAAGAACTATACATTAAAGGGATATCACTTCCTTTAAGTTTCTTTTTTGTAAAAACCTCATAATATTCAATCAGCATTTGAGAAGGGCAATATTTCCTATTATCTGCCAATATTTCTCTTACAAACTCATTCATATCCGGATCAGCTAATCCAAATGCAATCACAAAATCTCGAAACGCCGGTCCCGTGAATTCATAAAAAACTTTCCCATCTACTTCTTTCGAAAATATAAACGGATGTTGTGGTAATTGTGTATTAACAACTTCAAGATACTCTTCATGATATTCATATGGTACACATTGATCAATCTGTACAAAAATAATCGGGTCATCAAAAAGTAATTTTCCAATAATACGCTTTAATTGTTCTTCTTTCGAATAAATTTTATTTGAATCCACAGCTATCTCAAATTTAGAAAACTTGTTTTTGAGTGCTTTTTTAAATTTCTCTTGCTCCCTTTCCAGTAACTGATTTAAGATTTTTATCATCAATTGACAATTGTTTGCTCCATTAGTTGTATTTTTTAACAAAATAGATGTATTTCTTTCATCACTATATGACGCAGCTAATGCATCTAATACTGGAGCATAACCTAGAAACTCCGTTGCATCTTTATCTGCAAAAATCCTATGTATTTCTTTAAATTGTTCTTCAACACATTCTTCAACTACTTTTGAAATATTAATATTTGACCTTTCCAAACGATTTGTAATATATGATTTTGAATTATATTCCGCAAAATAGCCTATTTCATAATGTTTATATGAAATATTGTTTTTTTCACAATATTCTTTAATAAATATAGCGCTTTCTGTCCGCGCCATAAGAACCGCACATGTATCAACACAATTCCTAGTAACATCATTTAAATCTCTCAAAAAAAATTCTATACCAGATCTACCGGAACCTGCTTCAGCCTCATCAAAAGCATCTATTACAAAAAAAATTTTACCATTTACTAAAGCTTTAACGAAATCACTAACATAGTCATATCCGACTGCTTCTGTTATTGCACCTTGAAAACTATATTCTGCAATCTTATTTTCTGGCAGATCCCAGTATATTGCATTCTTTGTATGGCAAATATGTTTCGCTAATGCTGATTTTCCCGTCGCTCCTGGAGCAGAAAATAAAATAAATTTTGCTGTTTTTCCTATATTATTTTTCGATTCATTAAAATTAGGTTCAACATAACGATACACATCATTTTCATATTCAGCATCATTTATATAACGAATAGCGGAATGGCCTTCACTCAATTCAAAACATTGCTCTTTTTTATCAATATTAGAAAGGATACTATCCAATGTCACGGTTACTCCTCCTTTTTTTACACATTTATTTAAAGTATACTCCCAATATCCTAACATGTCAAACCATCCCTCCATTCAATCATTACCATATATGCCCCTATTTCAAATAATATACCACTTTTTATGCAAATATTTTCATTGTACAGCAAAATCCCCGGTATTTCTACCAGGGATTCTTACATCTCCGTTTCAGAGGAGAAACGAGTTTACCAGATCAGATCCGGCGGACTCCCAATCCATTCCTAATCGGATAGGTGATGTTATCTCCAGCCATCAATGACTTCAATCCACGCACCCACGAGGGGGGTGCGACGTTTCCTCCTATCTGGAAAAATGTTCCAGTGACTGTCTTCGCAGGTCTCTCCCACTTGAGAGCCACTCTGCGGGCGATACCGTATGAGCCTAATTTGACTGCCAGGCTGTGACACCTGACAGCCATTCATACGAAGGAGTTCAATGAGATTCATTCAAATCCATTTATACTATAACATATTACTTAATATCATTATGTATCATCTTTAAATTTTTCAGTGCCGACGAATGAATTCTATGTATCTGAGCCCAAGCATATCCCATTTCTACAGCTACTTCTTCCCATTTCAATCCTTTTATGTACCGAAGTCTCAACACCTCCTGCTCGTCCTCATTATCCAGTGCTCGAATATCTCTTTCTATCCTCTGCCTTAATTTTGCTCGCTCCAGTCTCTCATTCTTCAATTCTTCAATCATCTCATCCAACGCAACGATGTAATCCGATAAATCAGACTGCTCACTACCCCGTGGCATTCCATCGTTCACAGCGGAAGGAAACATCTTGTTCATTCGCAGCTCCTGAATTTCATCAAGAATCCTTTCTTCCCTCCGAAGTGCTTTCCGGTAAGAACGTAGATATTCCTTTTTCTTTTCATTTTCTTCCTGGATTGATAATTCCACCGGTATCACCTCTTCCATTCCTGCTTTGTTCTTCGGTCTCTCACTGCTGTTACTTCCAACCCCATCAGTCCAGCTACCTCATTCAAGATCTTATAAGCGTTGTATACATGTGTCGGCATCCTGTCGGCTTTGCTTATCGCTCTACCTGCTGTCGGGTCACTATAGCCTTCGCTGTTTCTATATCCCATTCTCCTCACTCCTTTCTTTCTCACAAGCCTCATTCCTCCCACTTGATTTTCTGTCCGCATTCATCGCAATTTTCTTGCCCATACACATCTATGCAGCCACATGATGGACATTCATACATTGGAGCAAACTTTGTTTCATGCTCAATTGCTTTCTTTGGAACCTGTTTCTCCAGAGCCTCCAAAGCAACTTCGTAAGCCTGTCTTCTTCTGCTACTCAATGTCCTCTCTAATTTGCTGGAGAAATATTCTATTGCTTTCTGTGTGTCCATTATCTCGTTCCTCCTTTGTATGCTTCCGGAAGTGGCCGCCAGGCTTCCACATTATAGACCTCCCCAAAATCATCAAACCATATTCCATCTGGTGAATATTTCAGCGTCGTAGCTTTGTCTGCTTCTTTTATCGTAACATTAAATTCTGGGCAATCATCATCCTTAGTTCCTTCTGGCACTTCCGGCAGTCTCTCACTTACCGGAATCCAACTATCATTGCCATTCTTCTTTTTCAATCTTGAATATTCTTCCAATGCTGCTATGCTTGTTTTTAATATTTCTATATTTCTAATGCATTTTTCATCATTGTTGACATGCTCTTTACTTCCTACGAAGCTCCTTATGTTATCTATCCTGTGTAAACACTCTGCAATGTGAACTCTTATTTTTTCTTCTGTATCGTTGTCTCCACCTACATTTGTATCTGGAATATCGTCCATGTGAGAACGGATGATTTCTTTTACCCATCCAACGCTCACATATTTATCACGCAATCCAAAATATTCAAACTCTATCGTATGGTCTTTTATCTCTTCCAAAATCTTCTCTAGTACGTTCATTCCTCCACCTCCAACAGTTCCGGATTGTCAAAAATATTGCCACAAACTTCAAAATGTTCTGCATCCCATTTTCCAAGCGTTTCGATGTCTCTTGAATGATTTTCATTTGAGTAGAAACCGGTTTCGTTCCACAATATTCTTGTGTATGTTGTATCCTCTGGATAATCTGCATCAAGATGAGCTTTTAAAATATCATTCTCCCAAATCTTTTTGCCATTCTTGTCAGCAAGCCCTGTGTACTGGCAGAGGGTGTCTGGAACAACTTCAATAAATTCATGAAATCCAAGTCCAATCCAACGCACAATATATTTCTTATCCGTATAAGGTTCACTGAAATATCCACCTACCACCCATCTACCATTATCTACCCGTTTTGCTTTAAAAAGGATTTCTCTATTCATTCTTCCGCTCTCCTGTTCCATGCTTCTCGCGCAGTTATCTCCAAAGCGTAACTTCGTGTGCTCGCTCCGCATTCCCGGCAATGTATATATGCAAAAATTATTTCTTTGTTAAACCCGCGGTAAACTTCCGGCATTGCTTCTCCGCCGCAAAACGGGCATCTTTTTAATTCTTCCATCATTTCCTCCTGTCAAACTTCTCGATCATCTGCTGCCGCCAGTCCTGCCGGTGTTTGTCGCAGCTATCATCCTCATTGACCAGGATTCCTTTACGATCACAGAGACCAGCATCATTTTCAATACAAGTTGCGCATGTTTTATTGCTCATTGTTCTTTCCTCCTTACAATCCAATCTTTCTTACAAGTTCCCAATGTTTCTCATCAAATCCAAACCCTATATCCTGTAACTCTTGCATCATGCTGAGTATGGTCTGCTCTCCTCGATTCGCCTTCTGAACATATTCATTTGCTCCTTTGACGATTTTTAGCAATGTTTCCGCTTTCCAATGTTTCTTGTCATGCAGGTACTTCATGACCGTCACTGTATTGACGATATTGGACCATTCTTCTGCTTCGTCCCAGGCATCCTTCCAGATTTCCTCTTCCATGTGTTTTAATTGGTCTCTCGTCGCATGGAATTCCATTGCCATGTGCTGCATCTGTCGGTTGGCAAATGGCAGCTTAGCCTTGGAAGATGCTTTTCTTTTTAGTTTGTTACTCATTTCCTCTGCCTCTTTTCTTGGCGATTTTCTCAAGCTCATAAGCTGCATCCGAAAGAGCTGTCTCTATAAGTTTCCCTTCTGGATATTTCTTTCGAATTTCGTGGCATTTATCCACTACTCTTTTCCAAGCTGTCTCGTCTTCCAGAAGAGTATAGTTAAACTCTTCAAACAGCTCTCTGACTTCCGGATACAACTCCCAAAGTTTTTTGCGTTCTTCTCTGCTAATCATAACTCTTCAATCCGGATATAAATCCCCGAAACGTCCGCCCAGAATTTTTCCGTGACCTCCGATGCCACCAGGCAATCATCTTTCCAAAATCCGCACATTGTCATGCAGTCCTTTAACATTTTCTGAAGGTTATCTGTGTCAGGCTTCGTAATCCGGTATTCCCCGTCTTGATGTTTTCCGTCATTTTTAAAGCACCACTTTGTAAACAACCGACAACCGGTCTCAATTCTTTTTCTCGGTTTATACTTTGCCAGATGACCACACAATTTCAGTTTTGCATTTTTTACTTCCGGCGGATCATAAAAAACAGGCTTGCCATTAACCACTGTTACTTTATGCTCTTGAGCTGTTACAGTTGGCGGCTCCATCGACATAAAAAATTCAATCATTTTATCTTCCTCCTCTTTTTCCTTTCCTGCGCGACTGTACTGGGCGGGCATTCTCCTAACCCGTTGTGGGGGCGTACTCAATCGCCCCACACTTTAGGGTGGGAATACCCGTACATAGGGCTTGCCCGATTCCCGAATATATATACGTAGTATATATAGGTGCCGGGCAGGCAATGCCCGTGACCTAAAAATGTAGGTGCCGGGCATATATGTTGCCCGATTCCCAGCACCTTATATTTTAAGGTGTCGGGCATTTGCCCGCGACCTGCCCGTTTTAAGGTGCTGGGCAAATGCGGCCGGTCTCTTTTTCGATCATATATCCCAGATCGCTAAGTGAATTTCTAACTGTTTTTTCGGCTGGATATTTTTCCCCAACAGCTTCTGAATCACTCTTTATTCGCTCATACAATTCCTTTACGGTTGGGTATTTATCCTCATTTTCGAATCGAAAATTCTCAATAGCCATATTGTATTTTGCTTGTTTTTTCTCTCTTTGCTGTGCCCCTTGTTTCTTTCTGGCTTCCTTTCCGCGTTGATAAGCTGGCTTCTCAGCGTCTGCTTGCAAATCAGATAAGACACCCACATCGTCCAGCCTGTGAACAGGATACTGAAACCATGAATTCACTGGCTCAAACTTTGGGAACTCTCGCAAGGTACCTTCAATTCTCCATGCTGTTTTTGCCTTCGCATCCTTTTTTGCGTCCTCAATTTGTTCGTTTAGTCTTCTCATCTGCCATTTGTCCAAATTGGCTTCACAATACGAAATCATCTGTTTGCTGCTCAGTAAATCATCTTGAGACAAGTCATCTTCCCACTTGTAATGAGCGTCCAGATAAGATTTGCATGCTGCGCAAATTGCATTATTTTCCTGTTGTTTCATAAGATCCTCTGTTGGCTCCAGCTCGATTAAATCCAGAAGAGCGTCAGGATCTCGGGCAAACACACCAGAACCGGAAGCACGGTCCATGGACTTCTTCCCTCCCTGGCTGCCTTTGGAATGGTGATGGCAGTAAATCACAGCACTATTTAACTCCGTACACACAAGGTCAAACTGATTGCAGAAATTAGCCATCTGGTCTGCGCTGTTTTCGTCTCCGGTAATAACCTTATAAATCGGATCGATGATAATTGCTGTATAGCTTTTTTTAGCCGCCCTTCTGATAAGCTTTGGCGCCAATTTATCCATCGGCACAGACTTTCCACGAAGATTCCAAATGTCAATACTATCCAGATGCTTCGGATTAATCCCCATTGCTCCGTATACATCTTTAAATCTATGTAAGCAGCTCGCACGGTCAAGTTCCAGATTGACATATAAGACTTTGCCATGTGCACACTCCCAATTAAGCCACTTTTTTCCTTCCGCAATGCAAATACATAATTCAATGAGTAAAAAGGACTTTCCTGCCTTTGACGGTCCTGCAATCAGCATTTTATGTCCTTTCCTCAAAATACCATCAATTAAGCATGGAGCAAGTTCAGGAAGATTGTTCCAGACACTTTCCAATCCTTCGGGGTCTGGAAGGTCATCGTTAATCCCTTCAATCCATTCATACCATTCATTCCAGGAGGCTTTTCCAATATTGGTGTCCACAAGAAACTGCTTCTTCCCATCTCGGATAATGCCAGGCATTCTGGATAATCTGGAAGGGTTTCGGTTCTGCGTATCCACATCAATTCCGTTTTTCTGACAAACGTCATACAGGTAATCTACGCGCTTCCTGTATTCCGTATAATCCGCAGCGTCCACTTTTACAATGGCGTGAAGACTTTTTTTTCCGGAATGCACCAGACAGGCAATCGGAAGTTCCAATTCACGAAGAATCGCGTTCTGGTGTGCAATATCTGTGGAATCAGATTCTACAAGCGCATACCGATATTCCGTTACATTTTCATTTTTGCAGCCATTTCCGTCCAATGGATTGAAACGAATCCACGCTCCGGCTTCCGGGTTATAATCCCCCAGAACTGCCCCAATATCTCCGTTGCACTGGTTTAGCTGCTCAATGAGTTGTCCGGCTGTGCGGTCCCAGCTACCTTTCTGCGGAAGCCATCGTGTGCCTTTTTCATCCGTCTTTTCCCAGCTCCCTGTGACATACCCTACATTTTCCTCAGCTTCAAATAAGGTTTCCAAATACTTTACGAGATGGTCTACGGGATTCCAGTCTTTTGGTTCATAGACTTCTTTTCCCTCAATCCAGTTCTGATCTACCACGACACGGTCAGAATCTCTTTGAATGGTGTCGTTCCAATCTAGCTCATGTCCGCGTTCCGGAATCCAGCCGCGGTCCATTGCCATTTGTACAATCGTCCCTCCCGTCACAGGAGAAGATGAGCCTGAAAAAGAATTCCATTTTCGCGCGCATTCCCCCTGGTGGTATCGTCCAATATCTCGGCGGCTCCACATATCCCATACATTCACAGAATAGCCTTCCTGTTTAAGCGCCATGCCAACATTTACCCATTCTTGATAATTCAGGGTTCCGGGATCTATATATTCAATTATTTCTGTCAGGCTCGTTTTCTGCTCCATATTTTATACTCCTTTGTATTCCTGTGGAATAATATCAGAAGGAACCCTCCAGCCATTTGCAGCAATACGGTCAATCAGTTTTTTTGCCGTATCAAACTGCCAGGTTCCCACATGCTGGAAGCCCCTGCCTTCCAGGAAACGAATCTGTTTCGGGGTTGTCAATCCTTCATTTCTTCTCTTATCTAACCGGTCAAGAAGTTTCGCTGCCTTACCGGCATTTTCAATCTGGTCTGGGAGGATCCCCAGCTTTTCAAGTGTAGCTTTTTGTTTATCTGACGGTGGTCCCATCTCCCAACCGAATGCCGGGACATATCCGGAAAGGTCTTCAGCTTGGATACTCATTTCAAACTGCAGCGGGTCTACAAGCTTTTTCTTTCTCCTCTTCATTTCCGCAAGCTGCTTTGCAAGGGCTTCTTCTCTCTGCGCCACTACGTCCTCGGAGGCAGTCTTTTCTGCCTCCTCAATATCTACTGGACAGCCTGCGGCTTCTTTTAGATTCTCTGTCATTTTCTGTGCTACTTCCTCGTTATCGCAAATCAAACTTGCAGGATGACACAGCTCGTGTCGTTCTGTATGCCACAGAAAATCCAGTAGCAATAAATGCTCTTTTCCAGGAGACAGCCTTGTTCCGCGTCCCACCATCTGGCAATACAGGCCGCGTACTTTTGTAGGTCTTAATACCACCACACAATCTACCGATGGACAGTCCCAGCCTTCTGTAAGCAGCATACTGTTACAGAGTACGTTGTATTTTCCTGATTCAAAGTCTGAAAGGATTTCAGCTCTGTCCTGGCTGTCTCCATTTACCTCTGCAGCCTGAAATCCATAATTATTCAAAACATCACGGAATTTCTGGCTGGTCTTTACCAATGGAAGAAATACGACTGTCTTTTTGTCTGCACAATATTTTTGCATTTCCTGTGCAATTCCTTCCAGATAAGGGTCAAGTGCGGTTCCGATGTCACTTGCCTTAAAATCTCCAGCCTGCACAGAAACACCGCTCATGTCAATCTTCAGTGGGATTGTAAGTGCTTTTATCGGAGTTAAATATCCTTCTTTGATGGCTTTCGGAAGGGTATATTCATAAGCCAGGGATTCAAAATATTGTCCTAAATTCCGCATGTCCCCACGGTCTGGTGTCGCAGTTACACCGAGAACATGAGCCTCCGGAAAGTGTTTTAATACTTTTTGATAACTGTCTGAGATGCAATGATGTGCCTCGTCTATGATGATTGTATTAAAATAATCTTCCGGAAATTGTCCAAGGCGTTTCTCTCTCATTAAGGTCTGCACAGAACCAACCACAACACGAAACCAACTTCCCAGACAGGAGCTCTCCGCCTTTTCTATGGCACTGTTTAACCCTGTTGTCTTTTTTAATTTATCTGCTGCCTGATCCAGAAGTTCTCCCCTGTGTGCCAGAATCAACACTCTTTCTCCTTTTCGCACACAATCCTCTGTTACTTTTGCAAATACAATGGTCTTGCCGCAGCCAGTTGGTAGCACCAGGAGTGTTTTCCTGATGCCGTTGTCCCACTGCTCAAAGACCGCCTCTTTTGCCTCCTGCTGATATGGTCTTAGTTCCATCACATTTTCCTCTTTTTAAAATGAACCGGCATTAAAAGCTGGTTTATTCGCATCTTTTGGATACAGCTTCTCGATATGGTTGTACATCTTAGTCGGGTCTTTGGTTCCAGGTGCCAAGCTGACTTTTGCTTTTGCGGTCAGTCCAGGGAGTGCTCCCCAGTTCATTCTCAGCTCTTCTCCTTCTTTCTTTAATCCAACACCACGGAACAACTCTGATAATTTCCACTCAAGAGAGCTGTGCAACACATAGTTCTCCCGGATTGTAACGTCTCTGTCGTGACCATGTACAATAAAATAAACCACTGCCATGTTGCATGCCGGAAGTTTTCCACTTCCTTTGGATCTGCTTCTTTCGAATTTTTCTACAGTTACATTGTAGTCACCTTCTGGCAATGGCTCAAAATTCTGTCCGTCTTCTTTAATTGTATCGTCCCAGTTAAATTCTCTTCCTTCTGTTGTCATAGCTGTATTCTCCTTTTATAATTTAATTATTAAATGGTATTTCCTGTTTTTCTTTCATTTCTTTGACCATGCCAAAGACCTGTTCCCATGCTCCAATCAGGCAGCCATTGATAAAGTCTGTGTCATAATCTTTGATTTTGACATCTTCCGGGTAGTACCCTCTTGCAGCGACCACAGCCTGAATATCCCATTCGTCCACATGGTTCGCCTCCATTAAGTCCCTGAGAGGTTTCGGAATCGCAGGGTCCTGTGATGGAAAATCACTTTTCGGTTCTTCCAGTGGCAAATTCATCTGCTGCCCTGCATCCGCAGATACAGACTCCTGTTTCGGAGTTTCTTTTTTAGGCTCCGGTATGCTCTGCTCTGGCACTGTTTCTTTTCGTGTCTGGCGGTTACTGGGACGTTCTTCTATGATGTGCGCAACGGAGCTGTATTCAAATGGAACTTCTTCCGGCAGCCCATATCGGTTTTTTGCATCCCAACAAGCATGATGTGCAGTATACATCACCCTGGTTCCGCCCTGTGCCTTGAATTTCTTGCCTTTGTCATCCGTCGCAACGGATATGGTTTTGTAATTTGCAAACAAAAGCATATCCGCCCACTCTTTAATAAGAGGAGAAGTCTGTGAACTGGTCTTTTTCCCAAGCTTCAGCTCCCAGCGGTCATAAGCCCCCATTTCATCTGGCTGCTCGAATTTCCGAATCTGCGCATGTGCAGTAAGCACTACATTCACACCAGCTTCCACCACTTCTGTAAGCCTGTTCAAAAAACGTCCCATCTCTTCTTTTACATAGACATATCCATTTCCGTATCCAAAGTCCTCAATGCCCTTTTTCTGGTGCTTGTCACAGATACTCTGGACACACATGGTTTCTGCCCAGTCGATGGTATCAATTACCAGCGTTTTGCAAATATCTGGGTGGGTTTTTATGTATGTAATCTGATCTAAAATCATCTGCCATGACGTTGGCTTAGGTAATCTGGCTACATCCATAGAATTGGTACTTCCTTCTGTGTCAATAAATACCGGTTCCGGGAATCCACTTGCAAATGTGGATTTACCGATTCCTTCCGGACCGTAAATAACAACTTTTTTTGCACAAGGAATTTTTCCTCTGATAATCTCCATTTAAAATGCACCTGCCTTCCAAGTTTTTTTCGGTTCTGGATCATGTTCCTGACCCACTACATAACCATCTTCAATAATGATGCTGCATTCTTCTCCTGTACTCACTCTGGTGGCAATAGCCTGCAATCCTTCTGCTTCCAGCCATGTACCGAACTCTTGCAAAGTCTTCATGTCCATCTGTTCCAGTTTATCCAGGAGCACGAATCCACAATTCGGATTCAATTTTCGCACGATAGCTGTAGCGACTTTCATTCTGTCAGCTCCGGACATGTTGTCCCATTTCTGCCCTTCGTATACCAGTTCTCCATCCATCACAGATAAATCTGGAAGTGGAAGCTCTGCGGAATTTAAAAGGTCTGTTTTTTTGTTTCTTACATCAGAAATCTTGGCTGTCAGATCGTTGTATTCATTTCTGTAGGTCTTCGCATCGTCTTCTGCTTTTTCCTTGTCAAGATTTGCCCTAACTTTCCGGTTGATTTCTTCAATATTCGCAATGTTCTTTTCCAGTTCAGCGGTAGATTCATCCTGCAAGTCCACGGCGGACAATCGGGCGATTCTTAAATCTTCTTCGATTTTTCTCTGCTTTGCTAAAAGCTCAGAGAGATTATCATTGATTTTTTGATATTCCTGTTCCATCTGATGGAGATACTCCCGTTTCATCTGGTTCTCTCCGTTTTTTGCAAGGATTTCCTGCTGCTGCCGTATCAAATCAGAAGGGGAAATCAGGTCTTTCGGAACATCTGGAAAATACGGCTGCTCTTTTGCAAATTTTTCTTTTTGGTCAGCAGTACGTCCCACATATAACCGCTCCTGATACAGCTCTTTTTCCTCTTTTTCCAATTCCATCAGCTTATCCCCTACTCCGATAATCTGTAGGAGAGCCTGTGCTTTTTCTTTCCCGGATGCTTCCATAAACTTAGGAAGATCCAATGCAAAGTTATTTACGAACTCATTTAAAAGCTGCTGTCCTGCTTTCTTTCCTGATGGGTCTGTGACTTTTAAGGCACTATTCTTTCCTTTGCGCTCTACAACAAGCCCGTTATTCATAACGATATGCAAAGCGGGTGGAATTATTGAGCCTTCTCGCTCCGCTTGTGAGGGTTTGAATTTATCTCCGCCAAGAGCCCATGCAATCGCATCCAGCACAGAGGTTTTTCCTTGTTTGTTGTTTCCACCGATGATAGTCAAACCGTTCTGTTTTGGCTCTACCTTTACAGCTTTGATTCGCTTGACATTTTCAATTTCAAGTTGATTAATCTTCATACTCATTCTTGATTTTCCTTTCATTCTGCTTTACAATAAGGTTGTTAAAATTTTTTCTAAGCCCCTTAGTGAGTTGCCGCTCCTGGGGCTTTTTCTGTTGCCAGCAAAATATAAAATGCTACTATAGCAATTGCACCAGCTCCTGTAGCCTGGGCAAGGGTATCTGTCCACACCCAGAATGGCAGGTATGTAGCCATCGCTCCGATAATGACGGATATAACAATGTTACGTTTCATGCTCTTTCTCCTTTTCTTCTTTAATTTCTTTTAAAAACGGTTCCATGACCTTCGCAAGCCTGACGCAAACCTCTGCCGGTATAAAAGTAGGCTTGCCGGTCACTTCTGTTCCGTCTTTTAAAAAGGTTCTTACGGTTACGTTTGACATTTTGCCACCTCCTACTCTCCTAAAAAATACTCAATGCTTACTCCGAAGTAGTCTGCGAGGATTTAATCCAGAAACCTTAGCTGTTCATAATCTGGCACCTTTACAAAATCATCTGGAAGTCTAATGCCAAACTGTTCAGACACCATCTTGAACGCTTCGCAAATTTTCCACGGAGCTGAACCTTGCTTCTCCATGCGCTTGTCCATTTCCTTGTTAAAGGAAGCAACTTCGCCAAGAGAGGTAGCCTTGGTTTCGTAAATCTTTTCTGTTTCACGGTGTTCCATCTCGTAAAATCGCTTCACATATCTGGCGGTAAAGATTACACCTTTTTCTCCTGTAGATTTGTTTGCCAGAAAATCACAACCGAGTTTTGTGACCTGATAGCACTTATTCTCTTTACCGCTGGTGTCACGGTATGTGGTAGGTATAAAATAATCACTGACAGCCATTTGGCTTTCAGTCATGATTTGTATATAGCCTTTCCTATCCTTTCGACCGTCTAATTTTCTTAAAATGTCATTGTGTGGCACTTCCATCATCTCTGCCACTTCCAAAGTTGTGATTGTTGTTTTTCTTAATTCGTTCATGCTTCCTCCTTTTGTTTCATTTTTGAAACTTTTTGATTAAAAAAATATGCAGATATTTCGTCTACATTTATTTCGAGCATTTGACACCACGTTATAATCTCTTCTTGAGAAAGACCGATGCCATTATTCAGTTTTAATGACATTGAACGATCGGTTATTTTATTTGCCAGTGCAAAATTTCTCTGCGTTCCATATTTTTCGACTATTCTTCCTTTCAACTTGCTATAATCGAAAACAATTTGTTCGCACATTTTACCCACCTTCTTTCTTTGTTTTTTGTTTCATTTTTGAAACTATCGGTAGTATACTTCACTGTCCGATGTTTGTCAATACTCAATTATCAATTTTTAAACTTTTTCAATCAAAACCATTGAAAATATGTTTCATTTTTGATATTATACATCTAAAGAAAGGAGAGCAATATGAATATAATTGTTGATAGTTTTGTGCATAGATTTAATGCAGCTTTAGCAGAAAGAAATATCAGACCAATAGAATTGGCCGAAAAAACCAAACTGTCCAGATCTACTATTAGCCACTACATGAATGGATATGCGCAACCAAAGTCAGATAAGCTTTTTATTCTTTCAAAAGCCCTAAATGTGAATGAACAGTGGCTTATGGGATATGACGTCCCTATGGAACAAAACGATTGTGAAGATACCACCATTGCGAAACGCGATGCTGCATTAGCTGATATAGAAAAAATACTTCAAGCAAAAAAATATTCATTATGTTGTGAAAGTTATGATGATAATTTTTTTACTATAAAAAACGCTTTTGGACAAACCATTGCTGGATTATATGATTACGAACTTTTACCACGCTACGAGGCATTAAAACAAAACGGAAATGTTACTATAGATTTACTGATTTCGTCAGAAGCTGCATTTTTTAGATATATGGAGAGTATAGGGTACTATATCGCAAAAGATACCTCAGGTTCTGATTCCCGTATCGAATACTCCAATAAATATGGTAATGGTTTTATTAAAATAACCCCTGATACATTGACTGATATAAAAAGTCGAATAGATACTTACGCAAAAGCAACTATTGATTCTATTATTTGCAAAGAGTACGAAGAGGTTTTTCGTAAAAAACGTGAGAATAACGAGTCACTCACTACTCAGCTATTAGCCGCCGCTCACGATCGTACCGACATAAACGTGACAGAAGAAATGAAAAAACATGACGATGACATCATGAACGATGATTCCGAATGGGAGTGAATTGATTGACCTACGAAGAATTACTGAAAGAAGCTGATAGCATGGGGCTAATTGTAAAAGAAAAGCCCCTGCAATCTGGCGACGGACGGATTTTTAATAATAAAATTGCTATCCGCAAAGACATACCGACACAAGTAGAAAAAGCCTGTGTGCTGGCTGAGGAGCTCGGACACTATTTAACCACTTACGGAAATATCCTTGATCAGTCGAGTGTTGCGAATCAAAAACAGGAATACCGTGCAAGACTTTATGGCTACAATTTAAAAATCGGACTAACCGGGATTATCCGAGCCTACGAGCATGGATGCCGGACACTGTACGAGATGGCTGAGTATTTGGACGTGACAGAAGAATATCTGCAATCCGCTATTGATTGCTACCGCTCACGATACGGGCGCTTTGCTTCCGTGGATAATTATGTTCTGTATTTTATTCCGTGTCTGGCTGTCATGCGGATAGGATAATGGTTAAACCGCAGCAATGCGTTTTAATAAAAACATTTTTAGGAGGAAAAAGAAATGTCAAAGAAGGAAAAAGGGGAAAAGAAGAAAGGGAGTTGCTTAAAAACGATATTAATTGTTTTTGGCGTGCTTGTGATTATTGGAGCTATCGGGTCAACCGGCGGAGACTCTTCTGACGAGAAAAAAGAAGAAGTATCTGTAGCTCAAGATGATAACACTGAAAAAAAAGCTGAAACGACCAAAGAACCTGAGAAAAAAGTTGAAGAAACAACACCAGAAGAACCAGCAAAAGAAGAGCTTGCGGAAGCTCCGGTAGAAGAAGAGCCTAGCGTTCCGGCAGAGCACAAATCAGCCTTAGCAAAAGCAGAAAGTTACAGCAAAATGATGAATATGTCAAAAGCCGGCATTTACAATCAGCTCACATCCGAATACGGAGAGCAGTTTTCCGCCGAAGCTGCGCAGTATGCTATTGACAATATGCAAGCAGACTGGAACGCAAATGCACTTAAAAAAGCAGAAAGTTACAGTGAATCTATGCACATGTCAAAAGCTGGTATATACGACCAATTAACCTCCGAAAACGGGGAACAATTTACTGCCGAAGAAGCACAATATGCTGTTGACAACATACAGGCTGACTGGAACGCGAACGCCTTAGAGACAGCTAAAAATTATCAAGAATCTATGGATATGTCACCAGAAGCTATAAGAGACCAGCTTACATCTGAGTATGGGGAAAAATTCACCGCAGAAGAAGCGGATTATGCTATTGCAAATCTTAATTAAATAACAAAAAACCGCCCCTGTGTTGGCGCACAGAGACGGTCCTACATCCGGAGATGTATATATATTTTACATGCAGGAATATTGTATCATCTTCGGCGATTTTTTGCAATAAAGGAGATGATTTTTTATGAACACAGCTTTAATTTACATCAGGGTAAGCACCAGAGAGCAAGCGGAGGAAGGGTATTCCATCGGCGAGCAAGAGGAACGTCTGAAGAAATACTGCGATGCCATGAACTGGAATATTGGTGGTATCTTTATTGACCCGGGATTCTCCGGGGCAAACATCAACCGCCCGGCACTCCAAAAAATGATTAAGGAAATCGAAAGGGGAAATGGAAACATCGTCCTGGTTGATAAATTGGACAGGCTTTCCCGGTCTCAGTACGATACTCTTTTTTTAATCAACAAAGTATTTTCCACTCACAACTGCTCTTTTGTGAGTCGGGCAGAAGCATTTGACACATCCACACCTTTTGGACGTGCAATGGTTGGCATCTTATCCGTCTTTGCCGAGTTGGAACGCGAGCGAATCAAAGAGAGGATGTCGGATGGTCGTGAGGGGCGAGCCAAAGAAGGGAAATACCGTGGTGGCGGTCACGTGCCGATCGGGTACGACTACGATTCAAAAAGTGGAGCGTTAAAGGTAAATGCTTACGAGGCTGCGCAAGTCAAAGAGATTTTTACCTTATTCAACTCCCGGTGCTCTCCTATCCAGATCGCCGAAATCCTAAACCAAAAGGGATACACGGCAAAAGGTACGCCGTGGAGCTATTGGAAAGTACGTCGCTGCGTAGAAAACAGAACCTACATCGGCAAGCTCAAGCATAATGACAACTGGTATGAGGGCGCTCACGAGGCAATCGTAACAGAGGCAGAGTTTGACCAGGCACAATCTGTCTTGACGGAATACCGGGAGAAAAATAGCGCCATGGGACACAGGAGGACTACCGCTCTCGGTGGATTGGTCTATTGCGGGAATTGCGGTGCGAAGTATCACTCAGTCAAAGCCGGCGCGAATAAGTACGCTTATTATATTTGCTATAGCCGCTCGAAAAGCAGCTATCAAAAAGTAAATGACCCAAACTGCAAAAACAAAACGTACCGGATGGCTGATTTAGAAAACCTTGTATATAGTCAAATAAGGGACTTAAAAGCAAATAAGGGATATTTGTCTATGCTGCGCTCTACTGTCGATTCCGCGAGCCAATACGATGCCATATTGAGCCGTATTAAAGAGGTGGAAAAGAAAATCGAGCGGTATATGGATTTATATGCTCTTGGCGGGATAGAGTTATCCTCTATCAAGTCCAAAATAGACCCACTGATGGAAGAAAAGAAAAAGCTGGAAGCTGAGTTGGAAGCAAAAGCCGAAGAGAAAAAATCGAATGCCACAAAGGAAGAAATTATAGGCATCATAGAAAATTTAGATCAAATTTTGAGTAAAAACGATCCAGGACAGACACACGCAGCCTTGTCTATTTTGATTAACAAAATCGTTGTCAACGGCGACCAGGTGGATGTCTACTGGAACTTTACCAAATAG